CGTAAAGCAGAATCATGAAACGCTCAGAAGCCGAGATACGAGCAAGTGGCAATTTCATTAATGGAGCAAGCTGTTTGAAACGTAATACGTTCTCAGCGTCCATATCGATAAGGAATGCCATGTCAGTTCCCGGAATGTTGGCGTTTGTATCAGACAATACTTGAGTTGTGCCGCTTCCAGCATCCTTGACTTCGAAGGCGAATAGAGCCTTTGTAACGTCAGAAGAAGTTCCGCGGTACACTTTGTAAGAGTAAGCCGCTGGGTCAGAAGTTACGCGGTTGACAGTGATGTCAGCACGTTGTCCTGAAGTAGTTGTTACACTTGGAGACGCTACAGGAGCAGACTCACCAGCGCTGTTCTTCGCACTTACGAAGTAGAAGTATGTGCCAGCACCTAGTTTAGAAGTAGTATCAGCCACACCAGCAACAGGAGTCGCACCCAATGTTGGAATAGCTGGAGCACCCTTCTGAGAAGCCGCCTTCGGAGCACCTTGTGGCTTCAAGAAGATGTTGTTTTGGAAGTCGATGTCAGCCACGTTAGCTGAGTATCCGCGAACTGGTTGTCCAAGACGGATATCGCCCGGGTTACCGCTCATTAATACTCTTTGGCGTCCACCGTTACCAGTGATAAGCTTCGAGAAGTCTTTATGTGCTTGGTTGGTTAAGTGTAATTCAAGATTTCCGTTACCATAGTTATCAGCGATAACTGTAGCGGCATCTTCCAATGTGTTTTCATCTAATGGATTTCCACCCATGTCGATGATGTGCTGGGACTCATATGGCTTGCCGCCTACGAAGTTCTTTACTTGAGTGTAAAGACCGTCGAATGCTAATGGGTCAAGGCTTGAGTCAGCGAAGTAAAGAGCTCTTTCCAACTGTTGCAATAACCAAAGAGTTCCGTTCATGGACTCACGGGCTACGATGTCGCCTACAGTGTTGCGGACTAATGTAGCTGGATGAGTAACTACGCGAGTAGTTCCCAAGAACTTAACCATTTGGGATTGACGGATGTAGTTGGAATCCTCTTCATTTGGTAATCCACCTTCCATGAAGAATGGAGAACCGTCGCCGCCGTAGCTGTCAAGCACGTTGAATTCTTCAACAGTGTTGTAAGCTGGCTTCTTGTCCAACGCTTTCCAGAATTTAATATGCTTCTCTTGCGCTGTAACAATCTTAAGAGTTCCCTCTAATGACTGCGGGCGAAGAGCGGACATATCATTGTATTCACCATTGCCATATGCGGCACCGTCTTGTCCAGTACCCAAGGCTTTGTTTAACTCTTCAAGATTCTGGGCTGTATCTTGCCCGAAGCCATCTTGGAAGTCTTTTAGCAATTCGTTGTACATGTCCTGTACCCCCTTTTGAGTTTGTGCTGGTCTTACAGACCGATTTTATTCCTTAAGGCTTCTGGGAGACCTAACTGGTCTAGCGGTACGCCAGCTTCGAATCGAGAAACGACGGAACCAGTGATTTCCCCAGCATTAAACGATTTGACCAGTTCATCAGAAATCTGTGTTCTGCTCAAACGCTTCGGCTGTTTTCCACCGTCCAAGGACTTCGACAAAGTTTGTACCTCACGTTGATTGACAACGCCTTTACGCCCTACAGGTCGATTCATAAGCTCGCCCAAAGACTTGTTCAGCTCTTCGTTCTCAGAACGAAGGTCTGTAATCTCTGTTTGGAAGCTCTTCATCATTTCTCCCATAGTGGAGATAGCTTTAATCAAAGTGTTTTGTTGCTTCGTAACGCCCATCATGGACTTTTCGATGCCCTCTAAAGAGAACCCGATTTCATCTGAGATAGCCGTTAAGAAGTCGGACACTTCAAAAGCTTGCTTCTGACCGTGGTCAGTAGCTAAAGACTTCGATAACTTAGATTTGCCGCCCTTTTGGTCGTCTTCCTCTTCGTCTTCTTGGTCTTCGTCCTCTTGGTCTTCCTTTTCGTCCTCATCGTCGTCTTCGGAACCAGCATAATCGTTGTCAGTGTCACCTTCTGGGTCGGTGTCATCGTCACCATCATGGTCTGGGTCTTTATCATCCTCTTCGTCGATGGACTTGCTTAGGAATTCCTCTTCGTCGGCATCAGCTTCGTCTTCGAAGTCAATCGCCTTCTGGAGTTCTTCCAAGTCTGCGTCTAACAGACTAGCCAATTTGTTTTCGGCTTCCTTGCTCATATTTTCACCCCCAAAGTTAATAACCAAAGATTTTAGTAGAGTATGTTTGCTTGCTATATACGAAGCGAACTCGTCCGCTTCTTCATAATCCAGTCCCTTCGAAAGAGCTTCTGAGAATGCAAGAATCTCAGCGTCTTCCGCGCTGGTTACGAACTCATTACGAAAGCTCTTATTGATAAGCGCCTTCTTAACGAAGCTTCGGAAATGCTCTAGCCATTCATCTTGTGGGTCTTTTTTCTTCTTGGCACCTTCGAGAGATTGCGGCATTACTTCGGCTATCGCTCCAGTATCCATGGACTTGTCCACGGGTTCCTCCGTGTCAATCCACAGCTCATGGTCTTTCGCAAAGCTCTTCGCAAGCTCTGCCCATGTGGTTGTGTTCACGGGGTTCATGGTTAAAACGACATTCCGAAGAACGGATTTTACAATCTTACCAGCCTTGTTGCGTGCTTTTACACTGCCTTCGATAGACCATCCCATCCGTCGCTTGGTATGCGACTTCTGAAGGTCGTTCATGGCTTCAATAGCCTGTGAAGTTAATCTTCGGTTGGCAAACAGCCGCCCTTTTACGAAGATACCGTTCACGGACTTCATCAAGGTTGGGTGCTCGAAGCGACCCACTTTTACCTCTAAAGGCTCGCCGATGAACTGCTCGGGATTCTTCCCATGTTCATACTTAATCCAGCCTTTTTCGAGGAAATAAGAGCAATCCATGCCTTCGGGTGTAATGGAATCATCTTCTTCATCCGTGTCATCCGAAGTCATAACGCCCTGAACGATGAAATCACCATTCTCGTCTACACTCACGGACTTCATAAGGTCGTGGTCTTCGATAGGCACGAAAACACTATAACTATCGTTTAATAGTTCTTGTCCCTTGTCCATTTGTCTCACCACCTTCCATCGGTAAATGCAAACAAGGACAGCCGTCAATACAGACACAATATGGGTAGGTTAGAGCTGGTGGAAACCTTGCCCAGAGATTATGTGTATTGAAGGCTGTCCTTGTAAATGGACTTCGTTGCCCTGTATTTTATGGTTAAGGTAGGCTCTGCCTACTATTTAAGGTACTATATGCAGTATATTCCAACGTTCCGAAGCCCGTCAACATATTTCTTCATCTTTGAACAAAATGTTGGGGCTTGTTCGACGGGGGAAGTTTGCTAACGTCTATCATGAGTGGGACACTTATTGTCGTTTTGCACGACGGGCATATGGCTGTAGCCGTGTCTCCATGAATCAGTATCATGCGACTTCGGACTTTTACGCCACCATCATTCGTTGTGTCGACTATGATACGATTGCAGTTAGGACAATTAAGCAAGTCTACTTCCCCCCTTTGATTATAACATCCATCTTCCGAAGATAGATATAAAAATATTAATCTATCTTATAGAGTTTTTTCATGTTCTCCATGTGGGTATTCGTATAGCCCACCTTCTTACATGATTGTATCAGATTTTCCCAGCAGTCGTGAACCATTTTATCACCTTCGGAATACCCCAACTTTTCTTCAGCCTGACTTCGGAAGGTCGTAAGATTATGGGCAAAATAGTTATAAGCAGAAGCGGCTTCGGCGGTGTTTTTTAGGGCACTGAAACTATCCTTATCGAACATTAGTTCTTTGTCATCCATATTATATACCCCCTATAGGTATTTTTTTAAAAAGAATTTTTTGAGAAATGCGATATTACGTACGAGTTCGTACGTAATTCTCGATGTCACAGCTATGTTGGTTTTAAAATTTGAAAAAAAGTTTTTTTATTTCAGAGGTGCAAAAAACTTTTTATAAAGTGACCCCCTATTTTTTCTTTCTGTCATCCCCAGTATTCAGTACGAACTCGTACGTAATATCGCATTTCTCGAAAATTTTTTCGAAGGGGAAGAGGTCTGACCTCTTCCTATCCTTCGAGTATCGAATCAATATACCCCCCACCTACAGCAGAACCACCAATTTCAGTGCTTTCTCTGCCGCGGCGACAGCTTTTTTTCCTTCGACGGCTTGACTTCCGCCTGTTGGCTTCTTGATGTCTGACATGTTCATGTTCTTCTTCGGCTTGGCTCCAGCACGGTTTTTCTTGCCCCTTGTGAAGGCTTTTTGACCGTATCCGAGTTCGCCTTGCGTGTCCCCGTACTTCTTGGACTTCTCTTTGTTCCGTGTAGCTTCGGTGACTTCTTTAATCGTGTTCATCTTCTTATCCTGAGCATCGAACATGAAGTCTTCCATCGTGCCCGGCATATGAAGGGATTCTACCCTTACACTGTTCGCACGTCCGACTTGCTCATGTGTTTTCGCAGAGTCTGAACGTCTTACGCGGGCAGTGAACTGTGCCATCTTCTGCGGGTTCCAGTCTTGGTCATAATGAATCATGTAATGAGCATTACCGAAGTCAACGCCTTCTTTACCCGCTGGGGACACTGTAGTCGCCCAAAGGTGCCCTTGGTTGTTGGCATAGTCTTTCTTGTTTCCGCGGAATCCTGTCTTCGTATC